TGTATCCTTGCCAACTGATTTACGCTCTATTCGCCTTGTAAAGCTAAACACTTCCCCAAAGGAAGTTCTTGAGTATTACACACCAGCAAAGTTGGATGAGCTTTACGCAAGTAATGCTCAGGGAAAGCCACGCGCCTACACAATTATTGGTGGTGAGATTAAGTTTGCCCCAGAGCCTGACTCTGCTTACACGGCAGAGATTGTTTATATGGAGGGCATCCCAGACCTCTCCGACAGCAACGCAATAAATGAAATATTGACTCGTCATCCTGACGCATATCTCTATGGCGCTTTAGCTGCTGCTAGTGTATATTTAATGGATGACCAAAAAACGACTGTATATGAGCAGTTATTTACACGGGCTATTGATGAAGTTAAGCGCGAAGAAGAGCGCAGCAAGCAAGCTGGTTCTGCTCTTCAAATGAAATCTGACTATGGAGAACTAACATGAGCGCAATGAGTGATTATCTTGAGAACAAGTTTCTCGACCATTTTCTTGGCACGTCTAGTACGTCTTCGCCATCGAATGTATATGTGTCCCTACACACCGCTGACCCAACCGATGCGGGTACAGGCACAGAGGTAAGTGGTAACGGATATGCGCGACAAACCATTGCATTTGGTGCGTCTTCATCTGGCACAGCATCTAACAATGCTGCTGTTGAGTTTCCTGCTGCTAATGGTGGCGCTTTTGGGACAATTACTCATATTGGCCTTTGGGATGCCTCAACAAGTGGAAATCTTCTTTTTCACTCTGCTTTGACAGCATCTAAAACAATCGCGGATGGAGACATCTTCAAGATTGCTGCATCGGGCATTGACATCACGGCTGCTTAGTTATGGCCGATATTGTTGGGCCTTCCTTAGATGATTTAAATGGTTATGGAAATCTTGACCAGATGCGTCAGGAGTTGCTTGACGCATCATTTTGGTCATCAGTTGCTTTAAGGCTTGGTGAGTCTAGCGCATTTGTTTCCTCAACAGCCCTTACTTCTAACTCTATAAGAATAAGATTAGGAAATTCTAATTCATTTGTAAGCGCAACCGCAAGCTCTGAGGCAGCAGTTATTATTTTTGGCTCTGCCTCTGAGGCGGTATCAGTCACAATTACATCAGAAGGAATCCGAATTAGATTTGGCGCTTCTCTTGTCGTTGGCCCCTCAACAATGATTAGCTCCGCTAATGTTATCGCCATTGGCGCGGCGACCCCAGCAACACAATCTTTGATGGAATCTATAGGAAATGGTGTGTTTGATGGAAGTGCATCTCTTCAAAATATAGTGACCATTGGAGAAACAGATGTAGAGATTTTAGGAGAAGATTGGTCTATAGTTACAGAAGAAGGCGAAACATGGTCAGAAATTTTAGAGGGAACAGAAATTTGGACTGTTGTCTCTGAAGGCTCTGAGAGTTGGAATGTACAATGATTAAGCTAGGACAATTTTTACCTGACCAACCACCGTATCAGAACGCGGGAGCGACTGTTGCTACTAACGTAGTGCCAGCGGCTAACGGTTATAGCAACCTGCCCGATGTGCTTCCTTTTTCTGGTGCTTCTAACAAATTCATTAGGGGCATGTTTGCTGCAAAAGATGACTCTGCTTCTTCTGCAATTTATGTCGGAGATGAAAACTCTCTTTATAAACTTAACGCTACGAATTCTAATTTAGATGATATTTCTAAGACATCTGACGCATCTTACACAACTGGTAATGGTTACTCTTGGCGTTTTGTTCAGTTCGGGGAAGCCGTAATTGCAACCAACTACAGCGACCCAATACAAACAATAACCGCTGCTGGTGGTGGTCGCTTTGCTGACTTGGCTGGGACTCCGCCGAAGGCAAAGTTTATTGCGGTTGTGCGTGACTTTGTAATGTGTGGTTACACTAACGATAGCACTGATGGAGAAAAGCCTTATCGTGTTCGTTGGTCTGGCATTGGTGACTATGATAGCTGGGCTGTCAGCGCGAATACACAAGCTGACTTTCAGGACATTTCAGACATGGGTTCTGTTACTGGACTTGTTGGTGGTGAGTATGCAACTATTTTAATGGAGAAAGGTATTGTACGAGCGCAATATGTTGGCTCTCCGCTTGTGTTTGAATTTGACAAGGTTCAACTACAGCGCGGTTGTAAAATTTCTGGTTCAGTTGCCTCTGTTGGTCGCAATGTATTTTATCTTTCTGATGATGGCTTTTATGTATTTGATGGTCAGTCTTCCAAACCTATTGGCGCGGAAAAGATAAACAGATTTTTTTTGAAGAGGTTTCAGTCAAATAACTCTGCTCGAATGAGTGCCGTTGTTGACCCCTCTCGTCAGATTGTTGTCTGGTCTTATCCTAGTGTTGACTCTGGGGATGGCTCACCTGATGAGTTGATTATTTATAACTATGCAACAGATAGCTGGAGTACTGCTAATATTGGTTTGGACGCTATGGCTTCCTTATTCACTGCTGGCTATACTCTTGAAGGCCTTGCTACTATTTCTAGTAATCTGGACACTCTCCCTAGCTCACTTGATTCATCGGTTTACAAGGGCGGAGAGTTTTTCTTTGCTGGTGCAAAGGATAAAAAGATTCAAACATTCACTGGCGAAAACCTTGATGCTATTGTGGAAACTGGCGAGTTTGACTTGCAGGCGGGTCGTAGCTCCCTTGTCAATAATATTATTCCATATGTTGAAAATAGTAGCGGCACAACTGCTACGATTACTGCACAGGTTGCTTCTCGTGACTCTAACAATGCTGAGGTTAGCTTTGGTGCGGCTTCGACTCTGAACAGTGATAACTTCTGTCCAGTGCGCTCATCTGGTCGCTTTCATCGTGTGCGGTTAAATTTGAGCGGCAACTGGACGAATGTTCAGGGTGTTGATGTTGACGGTCAAATTAGAGGTCGCCGCTAATGGCTAATCAATTCCGTAATCTTCCTAAAGAGGGTGGTTCGCCTCGTCAAATTTCTGAGGTAGTGAACAACATTATAGAGGGTAAAATTAACAGCACTGGCACGTTTACGGCAGTAAACGGTACTACGTCAACGACTGTTATTGACCGTCGTGCAAGTGTTAATAGTGTAATTTTGTTTACGGGCTTGGACTCTCACTACTATGATGTTGACCCATATATAAGCTCTCGTTTGAATGGCAGTTTTGTTGTTGGTCACAAGAACCACGGACACAACAGCAACCTTGCCTATGTTATTATCGGTTAAAGGAGATAACCATGACTACAATGCAGGATATAGAGCGTCAAATACAGGAAGCACCATTAACAAAAGAGCAGGCTAGAGAACAGTTTTTAAAAAAAACAGAAGAGCTTGGTTTGAAGCATACTTTTTCTTTTGATGAGGCTTGGGATTTTGTAATTTTTAAACGTAGTCAAGATTTTTTTAACGAAAAAGTTACTGAGTTTACTAAGAAGCTGGAAGCTAGTGAGGGCCATCGTGGTCATAATGAGGCTCATGCGTTTAATCCAAAAACGCACAACTTTGCTGATGGGCAATATATTCGAGAAATATTCAATCCAGCTAATGAAATAATTGTGACAAAGGTTCACCTTAAAAACCACCCTTTCTTTCTCTTGGAGGGGAAGATGAGCATTATTACCGCAGAGGGGTTTGAGACAATAGAAGCCCCGTATTATGGCGTGACAAAAGCTGGAACAAGGCGTATTATCATGGCACATGAGGACTGTAGGTTTGTGACTGTACACAGGACTGACAATTTATCTGTTAGTGATATAGAAGATGAGGTTGTCTCAGACTCATTTGATGATTTTAAATTTGAGCCAAGAGAAACGGCGCACATAGAAAAACTTATAGAAAGTTTGGAGAATTAAATGTCATTTTTTGCAGCAGCGGGTACGGCATTAGCAACAGGCGCAGGAGCGGCTGCTGCATCAAGTTTATTTGGCGGCGGCGGTGGCGGCGGTGGTGGCGGCTCTCAAACTGTGTCAACTACCCCGCCAAGCTACATAGCTGGCGAATATGATGCGCTTGCAAGCCAGATTCAAGATATTAGGCAGAGAGGTCTTCTTGAAGACATCCAAACTCTTTCCCCTTATGAGCGTAGTCTTGTAGAGAGGGGAATGACCCGCGCCGCTGCTGAAGACCCGTTTCAGGCTGCTGGTGAGCGTGCCGTATCTGGGCTTCTTGGGGGCGGTGGTCTTCTCGATGAGGCGGCCCAAATGTATCGAGGCACAACTGGCTCAACAATGGAATCCCCAGAGTTTCTGGCAGCAAGTCAACGTGCGGTTGAGCGGGCGATGCGTCCCGTCACATCTCAGTTTGCTGCTGGTGGTCGCTTGGGTAGTAGGGCATTTGCCGACGCATTAGCTGACGCAAGTTTTGGGGCTATGTCTCCGCTTGCCTTGCAGGCTAGGCAACAGGACATATCGGCAGACCTGTCTAGGGCTTCTGGTCTTGGTAGTCTTGCTGGTCAACGCACTAGCGATATTGGCGCAGGGCTTACTGGTGCTGCCACTGTTGGAGATATGCCATTTACAAACATCCAGCGCGGCCTTGGCCTCGGCGGTCTATTAAGCGGAGAGGAGTATGCGCTTCGACAAGCTCCCGTCACTGCAACGCAAAGGCTTTCTGATATTGTTCGAGGCTCTACTGTTGGCAGTAATGTAACTCAACCACTGTATGCGCCGCAATCGGGCAACGCGTATTTGGGTGCTGCTCTTATGCAGTCTGCTCCGCAAATTGGTCAGGCGTTTGGTAGTTTATTTGAACCTCAACCTCAAACTGTAAACTTTACTGGTGGATACCAAGGCCCAACGGGCGTAGGTGGTGGCTCAAATCCAATGGGCAACCTTACTGCTAGTGGCGCGCCTGTCGGCGGCGGTAATACATATTTTTAGGATATTATGATGGTTCAATCTGTTTATGATTACGTTACTGGCCTTCTTGGCATTGATGAAGCCGAGCAACGCCGTCGTTCTTTGGAACGTGCTGTTGCCAGAGCGCCGCTTGACCTGCAAAGGAACTATCAAACAATAGACGCTGCTATGGCATCCCGCACACCCGCTAGAGCAGGTGTGTACCCTGAGATTGATGCTACTTTAGGTGGTTTGCGACCTAGGGAAATATCAGCAATGTCAGATATGGAAGCAGAAGTAGGTCGCAGGGCTGCTGGATTTTCTGAGGATATTCCTTCTGTTATGCAGCTTACACCAAATGAAATTAGAGCTATTGGAGCGCAAGGGGCTGTTAGGTCAGCCTTAGACCCTTCAAGCTACTCTCAGTTTGTGGAGGAGTCTCCAGACGACACAGTTTTATCTAGGGCGGGGAAAAGGGCGTTAGGTGCTGTTGGTAATCTAGGTGGAGCTTTTCCTATGGCGGCAAAGGGTGCTGAGGATTTTATTCGTTATGCGATGTCTTCAGCAGATGACCCATATGAGCTTGAGGGGGTTCGTGTGGCGAGACAGGCAGAAGAAGCTGCTAAAGCAAGAGAAGCTGCACTTGCCCCATCTAACAAAGCCGCTGCTGTTGCTAAGAAAATTCTTGAAGGAACTAAGGCTGAAGACTTAACAGAGGAAGAGAAAGTGATTGCTGGCGACCTTGTTAAGGACGCCCCAACATCTGCGACTAAGCCTACAGCAGCCGCACAACAAGCCGCATCTCAAGCTGGTTTATTAGCTCCACAGCCCCAATCTAAGTTTGGTGGTTTGTTGGGAACAATAGCGCAAAACTTGCAAGATGCCTTGATTGCTCAAGGCACTCTTGAGGCTGGTATGCCGCAGCTTGTTACAGCAAAAGACTTGGATAAAATAAGAAGCATCACGCCTCAGATGGTTATGGCTCAGTCTCAAAAAATCAAACAAGAAAGGCAGCAAAGAGAATCTCAAGCTGCTCGTGATGCTGTCTCAGCACTTAAAGACCAGCTTGCCATACAGCGTGACCTTAAATCATTAGGCGCGGAAGATAGTAAAAAACTTGAGCGCGAAGCCGAGTCCATCATTAAAGCTCGTGATACGATTGGTTTTATTGACGAAGCGCTGCCGTTAATTGGAGGTCTTTCCACTGGTAATGTTCTTGCTCAGGGAACTCAGTTTCTTGCTGGCACTCCAGCTTACAAACTTGAAGCTGCTCTCAAGCCTATTCGCGCAAGAATCGGTTTTGATGAGCTTACTCGAATGAGATTGATGTCTCCAACGGGAGGTGCGCTTGGTCAGGTTTCAAACTTTGAAAACCAGCTTTTGCAGGCAACAAAAGGTAGCTTAGAAATTGGCACTCCTATTGATACAATGCGAAAAAACTTGCTTAATTACCGCGACGCACAAATGGCTATGATTCATGGTATTGTTGACAATCAAGGAAGGCTAAGAAGGCTTGAAAGTCAGGGCGACCTTGATGCTCTTCGCTCTGGAAGATTTAGAGTTGCAACAGAATCAGATGCTAGTCTTTCTGGTCAATCTGGAAATATTATGAACTACAATCGTCAAACGGGTGCTTTTGAGTAATGCCACTTGTAAACACACCAGACGGCCTTGTTAATTTTCCAGACAATATGTCTGATGATGAGATTAAAAAGGTTCTTGAAGAGAAGTTTCCGCCTCTCAAAGAGCCAGAAGCGGCTGACTATGCACGAGCAGCGTTTCAAGGTCTTAGCTTTGGTTTTGGTGACGAGGCTGAAGCTAAGTATCGTGCATCTAAAAGTGGTCGTTCTTACGAAGAAGAGCTTAAAGATGTTCGCTCTGAAATAGAGGCCTTCAAAGAGGCTTCTCCTATTGCATCTGTCGCAACAGAAGTTGCTGGAGCTATCCCTTCTGCGATTCTTGGTGGCGGAGCTATTCGCGCGGGACTAGCTGGTCTTGGCGCTCGTAGCGCTATTGTTGGCGGCGCGACTGAAGGCGCTATTGGCGGTGGCGCATATGCTGCTGGCACAGCAGAAGAAGGTGAGCGTATTGAGGCTGCAAAGGGTGGTGCAGCATTGGGTGCTGGACTTGGCGGTGCTTTAGGCTCGGTTTTGCCACCAATGTCAGGGGAGGCTAGGCAGCTTGTCCGTAGGGGTGTTCCGCTTACTGCTGGTCAGGCTATGGGTGGCTTGCCTCGTGCTTTTGAGCGCTCAGCAGAGGCATTACCGTTTGTCGGTGGTGTTGTTACTGGCGCTCAAAGAAAAGCTATTGCTCAATACAGCCGTATTGCTACAGAGGATGCCCTTTCTTCTATTAAGGGATTTAAAAAACTTCCTAAAAACATTACTGGAGATAAGGCTGTTGACAGGGGTTTTGGCATTGTGGGCAAGGAATATGACCGAATTGTTCCTAATTTGGGGACATCTAGG